CGATTATGCCCAGGTTGTAGTTATCTGTGTATAAATCTAGGGTTATGGCATCACACCTAACGCTAGTTTCGGCCCGGCTAGCCACGTAAGCCTGCGCGTAATCTAGGGCTACGGCGTCTGTCTGCATGAGTAAGTTCTGCTGGTTGTAGCTGTGTAAAAAATACTTTGTAATGCTGGCAGCATTACTAGCTGTTTGTACGCTACCGCCTGTGCGCGTCACGTTAGCTTCGTTATAAACTAAAGAGTCGTTAAGTACCCATACAGCGTTGCTATAGGCAATATCTGTGCCATCATCGTTAAACTCTACAGCTGGCGCAGATACAGAGCTAGCAGTTAAAGCTCGATCTTGAAAGACAAAACTGCCGGATGCGTCTACGTACAAAGCGCCATATTCGCTTATTTCAACAGTCTGCAAGGCTTGTAGGGCTGTGCGAGCTGTGCCAGGGTCTGCCTGTAAAGTAGTCAAACCAGCGTCTACGTCACGCATAGAAGCAGGCCAGTCAATAGCATCTAGCAAAGCATTGACGCGAGCGCCGGATAACTGCCCTGCGCTTGTACCTGCCACAGTTGCGATCTGTGCGTTTTGTGCAAGCCTAAAAGCATCTACAGCTGTAATAGTCGTATACACAACGTCTAGCGCGTTAAGTGGCGTAGTAGTGCTATAGCTAGTAATAAAACCGCTAAAGATTGGATAGGTAACGTTGGCGTAAGTAGCACTTATAGAGACTTTACGCATAGGAGATAGCAGGCCAAAATAGGGGCTGTTAGGGTTTTGAGGGTTAAAATCGCCGTTTTGATCTACGATCCGCAGCGTCATTGTGCCAGTCTGAAACTGATCGCTTTGCGCGTTACGGCCTCTATTTGTTGTGAGCTTATCTATTTGGTTAGAGACGTCTACGATAACTGCCACGCTGTCGGCTAGCACGTTTGTACCTAGCACGCCTTGATCTAAGATCATAGATTGGGCAGTAGCTGGCCCTGTAGAAAAGTTAATAAATGCGTTAAGCGTAGGTATTGTCATGCTATAGCACCTGCAAAAGTCGTAGAGTCTCCAGCTCTGTTTAAGTCTTGTATAGCTGTTTTAATAAGCACTACTAGCTCATCCGGCGTAGCAATAGTGCCAGCATTGACTATGACAGTTGTGTTATTAGCACCAGGGAAACCACTAGGCGCATAATTACCCGCAGTAGATGAGTAACCACCGCCACCGACTACAGGTACAAAACTACCTGCTGCAAGCGCGGCATTTATACCAGCAGCCCCAGGAAAACCCTTAGGGCTAGCATTAGGATCGCTTAAAATAGGGGCAGCGTGACTTTTCATACCGCTACCATCACCAAAAGAGGCGATCAAAAGTAACCGAGCAATAGCAGCATCTAGATTGCCCAGGTTAATTAAATCTTTAGGCACTATTGACTGCAGTATGCCCTTAATATCAAGCAGTTTTACCTTTTGACCAGTCAAAGCGCCCAATATCATTAGGTCAGCATTTAGTTTATCTGTGCCAGCCTCTATTGCTTTTATGTCTTTAGCGGCTATTGCATCCTCTAACGCGTTTATAGATTTTTTTACCTCAAGGCGAGCAAGATCGTTAGTTATCTGTAAGAGCTGTGCCTGGCTAGTTATCTTGCCTAGCTGCTCGGCTGCACTCTTTTCTGCTGCTGCCAGTTGTATCTTTTCCATGTCAAAGACACCAGCACCCTTGCCTAAAGCAAGGTTAGCCTTGTCAATAGCTAGCTGTAATTTTTTATCTTTAAGCTGTTTTGCTTCCTCTGCTGTAAGTTTCTTTTCTACTTTTAGTAGCTTTTCTTGACCCTTAAATTGCTTATCAAAGGCTGTGGCTGCGTTGTCATATTTCTTAGGATTAAGAGCATAATCCCTTGCAGCAGCAGCCTTGTCGTAAGCATCTGCAAGCGCATCTACAGCCTTAATTGTACCTGCAATAAGTGCCAGCATCAAGGCAACCTGTGCGGCTGCGCCGTAAGGGTTCATGGCAAACATAGAGGCAATAGCCGTAGCAATAGCACTAGCTCTTAAAGCAGTAAATGCTTTTTTAATTGTCCCAATGGCAGTTACAGTTGCAGCTATTCCAGCTATAACTTTTGTAGAGACAAAGGTAGCACTCATAATTGCCAAAAATATTTTTATCTCTTTTGAGTTTTCTTTGATAAAGCCTGCTAGTTTTTTCATACCCTCAGATGCAGAAGTAGCAAACTGCTCTATTTTGACTTGTAATTCCTCAATACCAGCAGAGTCGGTAAGGATCATAAAACTATCTATAAGACCTTTACCTAATACCTCTTTTGCATTTTCAATAGAGACAGTTAATCTAGCCATCTTGCCTGAGAAAGTATTAGCAGATGCACTAGCTGCGCCCTTAAAGGTTTTGGCTAGGTCTTTCATAATCTCGTCAAAAGACTTAGTAGCTAGATCAGCCTTTGATATGCCTATGCCTAATTTTGCTAGGGCTGTGTTGTTACCCAGGTATGCCTTGCTCAACGCTTTTGAGACTGAAACTACGTCAAGAGAATTAGCCGCAGCAACATCTAGGGCAATACCTAAAAGATTTTGTGCCTCACTAGATGAGCGCGTAGCTATGGCTAGGGATTGGTAGGCTGGCCTTAACTCATCATCTACTATGCCAAACTCAGTCTGTAGCCGCGCTATGTAAGCCTCAGAGCTTGCTACGTCTCTGCCAAGTCCTACGTTTTTAAGAGCTAGCGCTAACTGCTTTTGCGCTTTCTCATCCGCTGCTGCTGCTTTTACAGATGCCTTGCCAAAAGCCAAAATAGCGCCTACGCCTAAAGTAACACCTAAGGCGCGGCCTAAGCTCTTAACGTTTTTGCTAAGTTTGTCTGTAGCTTTGTCAGCCTGCTTAAAGGCATTTTTGCCTACAAACTCAGCGGCTAAACTTATCGTTAATGCTGGATCGGCCATTATCGTCTACCTACTGCTGCATCAAATTTTACTTTAGCTGTTGCTATAGCTTTAAGTACTGCCGCGTTAGTCTTGCCGCCATCTTCAGACCAGGCTCTGTAAATGGCTCGGCCTTTCATTTTGCGCGATCTACGGCCAGCGCCTACTTGATTGTTAGCGTCTACTATGTGTCCGTATTTATCTATGGCGTCTACAAACTGCTTACCAGCATTAGGGTTAAAACTAGAGCCTTCGCCTTTGTTAGGACTCTTAAACTTTTTACCTAAGTAAGCAGAATATTTAGGGTTTGTGTTACTGCCTGTTACTGTCGCAGCTTGTGGCCTCCCTTGCGGATGAACACGTCCAGCAGTCTCAAAGATTGCCCCAGCAGCGCTGTTATTGACAATACGAGCTAGCGCTCTAAACCCTGATCTGTTAGGTCTAGACGGCGTAGTTTTGTAGCCTATGCCGCGCTTTGCAGCTTGGCTACTCCACTCAGGAAAGCGGCCATTTATGCTTGCTTTACCCCATCCTGACAAAGGCGCTTCGCTAGGTATAAAACCACGTGCCTTTTGTGTAATAGGTTTAAGCAAAGACCCTAATTCTTTTTGAGTTTCTTTAGCCAGGTCAGGGGTAAACTTTTTAAGAGCCTTACGTAGCTCAAGTGCGCCTTTTACCTCTGTTGGCATTTTTTATACTTTCCGATCTGTCGTTTAATACCTTAATTACGTTAGCAAACATTGTGCTATCTAAGTCCAATAAAGCCTGGGGCGCGATACCTGTCTCTACGGCAATCTGCGCGATAACGTAGCCAAAGCTGCCGCGCCCCACTACTCCAAAGGGTTATCGTCTACTACCTCGACTTTTGCCAAAGTTTCTAGAAAAGATGCGCCAAAGACAGGTACAGTCTCGCCGCTTGTGCGGATGCACTCCCAGGCTAGCCAGTACACGTCACTTTGTTTTTCGTCATCTCTAAAAGCCTTATGAAAGCCTTTTTTAGCATACAGCTCAAAAGCATACTCAATACGCGGCGTTATCTGATGCTCAGATACCGATCCGTCAGCCCTTGTTATTTTTAGTCTTGCCATTGTCTTAGCCCCTTTTCTTAGTTAGTTATGGTGCAGTTGTAATTACGATCGGAGAGTTACAAGTGAAGGTCAAACTTTGCATACTTTCACTAGCGACATCGCCGTTAATGTCTTGCGTATTATTGACCAAAACTGTAGTGCTATATAGCGGATTGGTTGTAGATACAACAGCGCTTGTCTGCTTTAGTGTTAGTGGCACAGTCGTACCCCAGGCAGCCTGCAAAGTTGCGCGTACTGAGCCTGCACCGGATGCAGCATCATCATTTAGAAAATCTAAAGTAATGGTGCTTGCTTCCAAGCCTTTTACAAACTTGTGGGCGCTATCGCCCATAGCTGTAACCTCTAGCTCGTCAAAAGTTCTAGAGATGCTTGCGCTTGTAACATGATCTGAGAGGACTACGCTGTTCAGCGTTGCAACCACTCCGTTGGATAAAAAGATGCTCATGGCTTATGCCTCGTCCTTTTCTGTTGTAGGTTCTTGATTTTTGATTGTTGTTTTAACCTCGTTAGGCACTACCTGGCCTATCTTAATTAAAAACGCTTTTTCCTCATCTGTTAGTGCCATTTTGTCTCCTATGTCCAGCTGCTGAGTATGGATATTTGTAAATCTACTGTAAGCAAGTCACCGCTTGCCACAGTTAAAACGCTAGGGGCAGA